TATATTGTTGATGTTATTAATAACAATATACCATCCCAGCAACGGTGTCTCCGTAGTTTCGAGTTTTTATGTTTGACTAACGTGAAAATGGTGTCCAAACGTTTCCATTAATCATAACGATTAATTTGCGTGTTCGAAAATTCGTTAGCCGTCTCCCCATCTAGGTTTTCACTTAGATAGCGTTTTACTCTTCCTATCTCTGTTATTACAAGATCATCAGTGATAGGTATACTGGTGATTTGTTTGAGCGTAACAAAATCTGTATTTTGTCGCTGACGTATTGCAGTTAAAAACTGTTTGAAATACTGATTTTGACGTGTACCAGGTCGGAACGCTCGTTTGTGTTGTAGAAAGTCTCGAAGAATGTAACCAAATGCGTGGGTTGGTATGATTACATCCAACTCGTCTTCTGCAACTATTGGAACAACTGTGCGATCAAAAATGTTACGTTCGACTTTAACATTGCGCATATTAGCAAAAACTTCAATTGGAATGTTTTTAAGTTTAGTTAAAGCATTCGTTACGAAATTTTGAGGTTCTACTAACAAAGTTGGGAAAATGGGATCTGTTTCAAAATTATTTTGAACAAATTTAACCATTTCCACAAATCTGGAAATCGGAATATCTCCAGATATCGCGTTTGAATTCGCACTAGGTTGTTCTTTTTGTTTTGGTGTGAGAATATTAGATGCTAATCCTAAAGCAGCATCAGCCAATCCTCCTACCACATTACCGCCAATAGCATGAGCAGCTCCTGATAGAATTGGAGCCGCAGTGTTAACCACACCATTAAGTAGTGGTCCACCAATTGCTATGACAGCTGAACCAGCAACACCTAGTAACGATTTTAAACCAAAAATCCTAGATATTGCTAGATCAACACAATCGCCTGGTAAACAATTGTGTACAATACGACCTGCAACACCAGTCGGTAAATTAGCTGTAATCGTATAATTACCGATTACAGGTCCAAAACCACCAGCGCTTTTTGGTATGACATGAGCGAAACGCTTAAACTTTTGCGAAATTGCGTTTTCTTCTCCGTCCCAAGCGAAGTCGTATATTTTTGCGAGGTCTAATTGAATACTTGTGACCTCATCAACAGGTATATCCCCCTTAAATACCAAAACTGGGAATTCATCCAATTCTATATCTTCTTCCCCGCCTAATTCATTATGCAAATTAAATTGTTCAGCTTTATGAGCGATTGCTGGTGTAATGAATACACTGGGATCAGATAAAGTGTTTGGTTTAAGTTCGTTTAAACTCTGTTGTTCACCTTCCACAACACGTGATGAAATCCTTTCTCTCGATTTAATAGAGAAATATCTTGTCACTTGATCAACCAAATCAGGTTCAACAGGTACCAAATTATTGTCGGGTTTTTGAGGCAACTGAAATTGTGCATCTCCAGGTCTTAATAGTAAGGATATATCTAAATCAGCGATATCACTTGTTCTATTAAAAGCTACGATACGATAAGCAATTTGTACTTTACTTTCAGGAGTTCTCACCCATGGATTCAACCAATGTCGTGGGAGTGTTGCAGATATTCC